AGGTGGCGCGCTCCGACTCGGCGAGCCTGCGCCAGTCATGCCAGAAGCGCTTGAGTTCGTGGTCCTTGAGTGAACCGATCACCTTCTCAGACCACGCCTTCTCTTCCTCCGTGCTCGGTGTCAGTAGCGGCACGAGATCAAGGAAGGTTGCGCCTGGCCACTCCGCCAGCGTGTAGAGCCCATGGAACAAGAGCTTCCGACGCCATACGCCCGTCATCATGTCGGAGTAGAGGTAGCCAAGGATGTCGGTGATCTGGTCCACGACCACGCGCGGGTTGCCCTGGTCGAGGACGTTGAAGCCGACCGGCCGGTTGCGGCTGCGGTTCACGTCCATCACGATCACGTCGTTGAGTCGGTCGGCAGGCACGTAGCTCAGTGCGCGGCTGAACAGAGACTCGTTGCTGTCACTGTTGCTCGCGTCGATGACGATGCCGCCAAAGCCAGCCTCGACCACCTGGGCGAAGTTGTTGGCCATGGCTGTCGACTTACCGGAACCCGTCGAGCCTCCGTAGTACGTGTGCTGCAAGGCGTGCGCGTAGCCGAGGGCGATCGGCCGCTCATGTCCTGGGTAGTTCGAGTGACCGAGCACGATGCCCGTACGTGGCACGTCTTCCGTCGCGTACAGGTGGCGGGTAGGTCCTTGCGGCAACCCTGCGACGAACGGCGACCCGATAGGCCAGGCGAGCAAGGCAGCAAGCTCGGACAGGTTGAACTGAGCCGGGAAGAACATGGGCGCCGAAGCGTTGTTGATCCGCTCTATCAGCTTCGCCGGCCTCGCTGCTTGGTGGTCGAACTGGGTGTACTGCGACTCAGCCGCATGCAGCGCGCCGTTGGTCTGCCTGACCAAGTGGACTGCCCGCGGCTCGGTCTTGGCGTAGGCGGCTATCCGCCCGACAGCTTGCAGGTTTGGTTGGCTGAGCTTCCTGCGCCGGTCTTCCAGCTCGTCATGGTGCGCTATCTGTACCCCGTGCATCATGGCTTTGACGGTGAAGTCATCGCTCTTCGAGTGGAGGTCCCTTGCTGGCGGCTTCTCGTGCGGGGCAGGAGTAACGACCCACTGAACCAACACCGTCTCGCCAGGGTTGAGCGGTCCGGGACTACTAAGCAGGCTGGCGGATAGGTCTGAAGCGCTTGGGATATTGAGCGTACGGGATGGTCGGGTAAGGCCAATTTCTATGGCGCGGCTCCATTGAAGCGTTGGCCGCTTGTCGTCTTCCTCGACACTGATACCCGGTACCAACGTACGGAGTTGCCCGGCGATGTAGTCCCCGAGCTGCCACGGCACCTTCATACGGTGAACGATGCCGGTGTCCGTAGTCCACGTTTCAAAGGCGATCGTCTTGACGCCAGTGAAGCGGCCCTTCTTGTCGTAGAGCAGGCCGCTTACCGCGCGGAGCCATGCCACGATGCGCTGCTCGTCCAGGTCGTTCGGGAAGGTGAGCAGGTAGGTCTTGCGGCTTTGGTCGATGTCGGGCTGCCGGAAGAGTTTCACAGCAATGACCCCTAACGTGGCTAAGGAGAGAACAGAAAAAACAATCGCGGTAGAAACGAGAAGCCACGTCATAGCTTGTATCTACTATGACGTGACCTGTCGCTATTTACCAGAACTTGCGTCGGAACCAGAAGACCTTCACCAGTACGCCAGTGATGATGGCGATGAGCACCAGGCCCAGAATCGGCAGGAGCGGCTTGAGAGACGCAATTGCCAACTGGACGCCGAACACCAGCACCGCCAGCAGGAACAGCGCCTCCCAAACCTTCTTGAACATCTCGCACTCCCTACTGGTCCGCGCCGTAGTTGCCGTAGCGCTCCTGGATCATCTGCCGTGCGATGCGCTGCTGAGCCTCGGCGTCCCGCGCCCCGAGCCGCATGTAGGTCTCGATCTTCCGGTCCCGCTTCCTGGCCTCGATGCGCGGCCCGTACTTGTAGAAGACGAACGCCCCAATGGCGATCGGGGTGCCGATGAACACCAGGACGATGAGTGCTCCGAGAGCTTCCATGACCAGTTACCTCTTCCTTGTCCATGTTTCTTCGATGGTGATCGTGCGTTCCGTGATGAACGGCTGGCCGTCGATGATCTGGATGACTCGCTCCGTCGCTGTCACCCGCTGCGCGAGCTCTTCTTGAACGGGGCCGTCATCCAGGCCGAGCAGGTAGCCGGCCTCGTAGGCGCCTTGCGTGGGGTCGAGCAGTCCTTGGTGGGACGGTTCAACCTCGTGTCGTCTGCGCCTCATGACCCCTCCCTTCTAAGTAGCCGGTACCGCCACAGTAGATGGGTAACAGCAACCTTGCAAGTGGATAGCAGCAACCTTGCATGCTAGGCTCGGCGCATGGCTAAGGCAGACGTAGCGAGCATCGAGAAGAACTTGATGACCCTGATCCAGGACGAGGGTCTGACGCCTCAGCGCTTGGCGCTCCACGGCGAGCAGATCTTGAGCTTCATGCCGGAGAGCGACCCGAAGCTAGCGATGAACGTCATCGTCATCACGGCTGAGACCGTAGAAGGTGAGCTGGGTACCGCTCTGCGGAACGCCCTCGCCATCGGCTACGAAGAGGGAACGAACCTCTCGCAGCGGCGGGCCACGCTGATCGCCAGCGGCGACTTCCCCAACATCTCAGAGGCAACCTTGCGGCGCTGGGAGCGGAAGGGCATCACGCTTCTAGCTCGCAGTCTGGCCAAGGAGAGCTTCGACGATCAAGAGGCGCAGTTCCTCAAGCAGATCGGCGGCCTGAAGCGTGACGAGTTCGAGCAAGTGCGCCTAATGCGGCTCGGGATGTATGACGTCCGGTCTCAACTGGCCCAGCAGACAGAGTTGTTGCGGGAGATCAGCGAGTCGTTGAAGCTGCTGGTAGAACAGCAGGACTAAAAGAGGGTCATCTCGTCACGCTTGATGCCGCGTAGTGCGTCGTAGTCCAAGATCACGCATCGGATGCCGCGATCTTCGGCCAGCGTCCGAGCCTGCGGAGCGATGGCCTGAGCAGCCAGGATGCCGCCAACGGGCGCGAGCGTGCTGTCACGGTTCAGGAACTCCAGGTACCGCGTGAGCTGCTCAACAGCGTCGATACCGGCCCTGCGCTTCACCTCAACCGCCCAGTGCCTAGCGGCGGGTACGGGGCATGTGGCACCCTCCGAAGTATGGAAACACACCGCTTGGAATGTTATACTGAGAGTGACGATAAGTCACGAACAGTAATGACAGCAGTTCTACCCTCCCCCGACTCTCCCCCCGTCCAGGTCCCTAAAGCGCCAGGCATCTTGCGCGTGGTCATCTACGCCCGCATCAGCAAGATAGGGAAGAGCAACAGCACCAACACGGCCATCCAGGTTGCCGAGTGCATGCGTGAAGTCAAGTACCTCGCTAAGGATCGCGGGGTAAAGGTCGTCATCGTCGCTGTCTTCCAGGAAGACGACAAGAGCGCAAGCAAGTACTCGAAGAAGCCGCGCCCCCTGTGGAACCGCACCGTCGAGCTGGTACACGGCAACTGGGTCGACATGGTGATGGCAACTGAGATGGAACGTCTCACCCGTCGTCCGAACGAGATGAGTGTCCTCATCGACCACGCGGACGCGGGCGGTGAGTTGAGGGAAATCAACCTCACCTCGGACGACGTGTTCGACCTGACGACAGACAACGGCATCTACCGCGCCCGTCAAGCTGTCGCCCTGGCAGAGCGTGAGTCCAACAAGCTCAGCAAGCGCGCCCGACGTAAGCAGACCGAACTAGCTGAGCAGGGCAGGGCACATAGCGGCCACCGTACCTTCGGCTTCACGGTCGGCAACGGCACGCTGGACGAAGCAGAGGTGAAGGTCCTTCAGCAGATGGCCGAGAAGCGCTTGAAAGCGTGGTCATACAAGGACATCGCCTACTGGCTGAACGAGAACGGTCACAAGACGTCCCAGGGCAAGCAGTGGTTCCCCATCACTGTCCGCAACACTCTCAAGCGCAAGTGCTACGCGCCTTGGCCTGCCGATCCTAAGTTCGCCATCCGCGAGCACAAGGGAGCCGAGTACCAAGCGACGTGGCCGGCTGTCTTTGAACCGGAGGTCTGGGAGCAGCTTCAGATCATCGCCAAGCTCGGAGCCGACAAGTACAAGGATCGGCCTAAGCCAAAGAAGTACCCTCTTACCGGCCTGCTGGTGTGCGGTAACTGCGGCATGCCACTGAACGGCGAGACCAAGCGTGACAAGCCAGAGAGGCCGCTACGGCGCGTCTATCACTGCCGAGTTCAAGGCGACACCCAGCGGAAGCGGGGGTGTGGTGGCGTAACCCGAGGAGCTGACCCGCTTGAGGACTTCATCCTTGACTGCCTCTTCTACCGGCTCGACACGCCAGACCTCGCCAAGCTGCTCGAAGACGACGCGGACAACAGCGAGCGCATCAAGGAACTCCTAGATGCTCGCACTCACCAGGAACGCCGGATTCAAGATGTCCTGGACGACTACGCCGAGGGTGATCTGACCCGCGAGCAGAAGAACCGGGGCAAGGCGAAGGCCGAAGCCAAGCTTGATGAGATCAACCAAGAAATCGACAAGCTCAACCGTGGTCACCGGGCAAGCATGCTCATCCCCATCGGCAAGAAGCTCCAGGACGCCTGGAAGGAAAACGAAAGCGTTCAGTGGCGGCGCGAGGTGCTGGGACTGGTGATTGAGAAAATCATCGTGCACCCTGGAAATACAAAGCCGTACTACCAGGGCAAGCACATCGAAGGACGGTGGCGCTTCGATCCCAACTTGGTAGAGATCATCTGGAAGGTCTAGGCTCCGACACCAATGTCGGTACCAATACAAAGAGCCCCCAGCGCTAGCGCTATACGGGGGCTCTTTGGCTCGCCCTAGGGGAGCTTAGATTATTTAAGCATGTGCGCGAGATCGCGCAAAGCCTCTTTGTTCTTCAAGCGAAGCGGGACGCCACTCTTCTGAGTTGACTTCTTCATGTAGGTGGCGAGTGCTTGCTTATCCATCACCTTCCATTATACCGCCCCTGTTATCCACTGTGCGTTGTGCTTTCTACAATTCCCAAGCTACGCACCATATGTCTAACTAGGTAGCAGTGGGATTGCAACCATGGAGCAGCCCTCGTCATTAGAAGGAGGTGGCCATTGTGGCCATCGTCAGCAGGATGGTTTCCGACCTCACCGGGAAGGAAGCCGCCGAGTCGGAGTTCGTCACCATGACGATCCGAGAGCACCCGGAGATCGACGAGCCCAAGGCGCTCGACGTCCTGCCCGATGAGATCGCGGGCATGAAGGACGCGGGCAACCTGGTGGTTGTCGAGATCAGCAACGGCGAGAAGCGGCAGGTCATCTACACGCTGACCGAGTTCCGCAAGGTCGTCGGTGACGACATCGTCAAGGGCGCGAGGGGAACCAGGGGCCGCCGGCCCGGCTGGTCGCCCAAGTCCTGACTTCTCGTCCGCCGCACCAGGTTACATCCCTTCTAACAAGCCTCGACGCCTCCGCTTGAGCCTCACGGCTCGCGGAGGGTCGGGGCTGCTTTCATGCTCGGGCGTACCATGTAGGCATGAGCCGACGTGACTTCATCAAGGCAACAAATGGCGGGCAGGTCTTTCGACTTGCCCTTTTTGATGACCACACCGCCAAAGAGTGGCGCCTTGACGCGCCGGAGACTGAAGCATGGTCCGGCTCCTGGAAGCCCGTCGACCTAAAGACCGGCCGCTCTATCGAGTTGAGCGTTGCCGGTTACGTGACGATCCTTGAACCGAAGAACGACCGGCTTACCGGCACGCAGGTGAAGGACGGAAGGTACGGCGAGCAAGTCAGCCTGTTCTGCATCCAAGAAGGCGACCCGCGGTCCTGGCTCTTTATGTGAAACGCCCCGCACCAACAGGTACGGGGCCTTCCACGTTCACTCGGGGAGCGGTTCTTCAGACAGCAGGGACGACGCGCACGTTCTCGACCTTCGGCTCACGCCTGGCCAGTTGGTAGGCGTACTCAAACGCCGTGGGCCAGTCAGTGAAGACGATCGTCTGCCGGTGGCTCTCCGTCTCACCGACGAAGTTCCACTTCACGTGGTACCGCTTCGTCTCGAAGAGGAGCTTCACCAGCTCGTCGGGTACGCCCTTGGTGTCCCCGTTGTTGTTCGGCATGCCGGTCACGAGTACCGGCCCGACGATGGGGTCACCGGCCTGGGCGAACTCCGGACGGTAGACGAACAGTAGGAACGTTGCCCGGTAGTTGATGGGCATCTCCATGAGCTTGCCCTCGTCGTTGAACCAGAGCGAGGTCTTCACCTCGTCCAGGTCCGTCACGTCGAAGTTGCCGCCCACGTAGCCCTGCATCGTGCTGATGTCGCGTCGGTCGAACTCGACCTTTGTCACCGGTTCTCCCGCGTCCTGCGGGATCAGGAGACCTCTGATGCGCATGTAGATCACGCGCCCTTCGTGAGCGTGGGACTTTGTCTGGAGCCCGCTCGGAAGCTCCAGATTTCAACCCCACGTCAGCTATAGCTTTATCCCTCGCTTCCTACGAGCAGCGCGGTTTAGTGTTTTCGCATATTCGACTGACACAAGAGTCCCATCTTTCTCCTGCACCCAGCCGCCGAAGTGACCGTTAGTTGCTGCAAGGCCATGCTCGTGATGGAGCATCTCGACCCGCCCAAGTTCAGGGTCTTCAAATACCTCCACGTCTGGTTCTAGCTCCTGGCATTGGTCGCACCAGACGTGCCCAACTATTCCATGCGGTATATCGCTCACCTTCCCTCCTCTGGTTCATGCTCGTCGCAGTACACTTTCTTCCGCCGCCAAGCTGTTATCTCTTCCAGCAGCTCACCTGATAGCGGGTTGGCGTCTGCCTCGAAAAGGTTGATGGTTACGGCGAACTCTCTGACCAAGGTGACCGGGGCCTCACAGACCTCGCACTTACGTCGTTGCGTGATCTTCATAGGGCCACAACCTCAACGTTCACTGGTGGTGGCGGAGGTGGGGGCGGCTCTGGAGGTGGCGGGAGATTGTTCACATCTACACCTTCAGGAGGATCTACCCTGAAAACTCCTGGCTTGTAATCTGGATAGTCGCCCACTACTTCTTCTCCTTCTTAGCCTTATAGCCGCTGCTGTACGGGCAGCCCTTCGTCAGGCACTTAGTCGCACCAGGTGTGAGCAGATGACCGTTGCGGCAAGCCGTGGCGCCGCGGGCGACCTTAGACGCGCCTGCTTCACCGACGCCGGCCACCGGCACTGGAGTGCGGAGTTCATCCACCTCGGCCCGTAGCTGCTTGATCTCCAGGAGCATGTCTACGACGGCCGGGAAGGGAAGGGCGGCAACCATCTCGCCATCGAGGGCGAACACGACCGTAGGAACGCGGCCAACACTGGCACCAGCCTTAGCCTGGCGCATCCACTCGGGGAGCTTGATGACCTTGTGGTTCTTGGCTTCGATGTCGAGCGGTGTGCCCTGGAACCAGTCGCTGATGTCCATCTTCTGATGGGTGCCAGCACCAGAGCGCTTGTCGCGCTGCACCTGGACGCCGAGCTTCTTACGGAGGAGCTTGGCTATGTCGTCTTCGAGGGAGCGTCCCTTTTCGCTGGACTCACTCACCCAGGTTGTCTCCCAGGTACTTGATCGGGTCGTCGGCTATGACCATCTGCTGAAGTCGGCACATCCACTTTGGCGACCGAACGTGATCGAGCTCGCCTTGCAACGCATCCCACGGTTCGTCGCCCCACAGCGCTTTAGCGAAGTCGTGTGAAAAGATGAGATCGCGGTTGGCCCACGTAGAAACACCTATCCAAGCGTATGGCCTACCATCTTTGCCAATTTTCCTCAGTGTGGTGCCGTGGAGCTCAGCGTTCCACCCACCATCAATGGACTTCTGTATGGCCCGTTCTAAGATTTGTCGTTCATCCACACTGGATCTCCTCTATTAAATTGTTCTGCAAAACTCAGTCCCTACCACAAGCGTCGCTTACGAAGAGGACTGAGCAGGCGAGGTACAAGCGCATAACTGACGCACAATCAAAAACGATTAGTGTTAGTTAAACCCTCGCCTGATCCACTGGGCGCGCACGAGAAAACTAAACAGGGTAGTTTGGTAATGCTCGCGCACCCACCGATCCCCGCAAGACTCACTCGGCTCGCAGACCGGTCAGAGCTACCTTGTAGGGATGGGTGGTGATAGGCAGGGAGTGACTACTCGGCGCAGCGCTGGCTCAGAACTACGCGATATTGTTAGCACCCTGGTCAATACCTTAGCTAGCTTGGGTGTGTCATCCTCGTTCGTCAACGCCAGTCGCCACTCACTGCCTATCATCCATCGACCGAACAGCGAGAGCGCACCAGCGTAGTTTTGTAAAAAAGAAAGCTCCTTTCTAAGAGTTATCTTTTTACCGCTGATGGCTCGGCTGTCCGGTTGGCTATCGACTAGCCAGTGTCGTTCACGAAGCCGCCGAGCGACTCATGCATACGCGACAAACCTCATGAACAACACTGGAAGCTAGAGCGTATGGGCTAGTAGCAGTCCACCCGGGCCAAGCAGGTGGGCAAGCCGCGTTGCCTTTCGGCTCCTATCTTGCTTCGCTTGTGTACGTTCCGGTTACCCTCAAGTTGCGAACTCTCACTCTCACCGTCACCGCCCCCGTACGTCTTAGGGTTTAGTGTCACCGCAAGCCACGAGGTACCATCGGGCGTTAATTCGCTTCAATACCTTGGCCCGGCAAGACTGCTACCAGCACTACTACGCTCTAGCCGACCGCACGAGCTTTGGAGAAGAGGTTGCGCCCTTTCAAGCGCTTTACCTACTTCACCCATGCGACCGGTTGGATAGTCGATACAAGTTTTAAAGGTGCCATTGAGGTTGCCGCCAGCAGGGAAACTACCTTTTTGGGGTTACTGCCACACCCATTCCGGCGACAACCTATCTAATATTCTATCGGATCAGCTTCAGCCGTCGATCGACTAAGAGTGGCGTATATAAGTTCACGGCCAGCTTCTTGCAATCTGTTACGGACTTGGCGACCCGCTTGAGTTTTTGAACCGTCCTGTGGTTCAGGTGGTAGAAGCAGGCATCACTATGGATCGCTCGCTTCTCGCACTCTGGTACCCAGCACGTTTCGTTGGGGAGAAATTCAGTTTCTATGTTCTGTCCTCCTTTCCCCTATCTCTATATTAGCAAATTCGGACAAAAAGACAATGGTCTTTTTACTTCGCTGATGTGGATAAGTGCCCCGATACAAAGCCTCGGGGCAACGGCTTGTGGCGGGCTCAGATCAAGCCCAGCCCGATGAGTGGGGAAACACATCCCTGCGGACAGCGGCCGTCCTGCTCGATCACGTCGCCACACGGGCAGACGAGGAGACAGTCAGGTGCCATGTCCGGATCGTGGATTTCCCAGTCCTCCGGAAGAACGCTCTCGATTACCTCGACGAAGTCGCCCATCTTGGGCCTCACTCTCAACCGCTGGTGCCGGCGTCCGGGATAGCGCGGTCAACTACCCGGACCGCGGAGCCCGCGTAAGGCCCTACGGTCCAGGGAGTGAGTCAGTCTGCGTACCGACAGTCCGGGTCATGCGGCTCGCTTATGTGAGCGCCACACGTCGTGCAAGAGTCCTCGTCATCGTAGGAAGCCGACTCGGGGAGGTTGTCTCCCTCGGGTGTCCTACCGGTGATGGCTCGTACCTCTTGAAGACGCTGTCTCAGCCGGTCCGTGAGCATGATGATGGCTTCATCGGCTGTCACGTGCTTCTCGCCGAAGATAATCTCGTTGGACACCTCGGTCACGGTGTGAACCATGATGCCGACTTCTTCGAGGCGTATCTCCCTCATCATGGGCGCGACTTCATCCGGGCTGATGCTGTCGGTGTTGGGCGCGTCGTCCTGGTCCTCGCCGGCGCCTGGCGCTTGAAGGGTGGTGTCCC